CAGCACCATTTCATAGAGATGCAGGAAATATTGAGGGTTGTGTTAATGTAATTATTGCAAAAAAAAGGAATGCAAATGGGGGTAACACTACAATACCAGACTATAATGCCACAGTAGATAGTCAAGATAACTCTATGCTCGTTTACCCTGCTTGGAAAAATTTACACGGAGTAACTCCAATTATACCAACACATAAAGACGGATATAGAAACACATTAGTTTTTTACCCATTAAAAGCTTTTGCTGGATTAAAAGGTTAATACAATGGCATACGACAAAGATAAGATATACGAACAAGCAGAGGAAGCAATAAAAAAGAACAATTTATTCTTTGTTGAGGATATAGTAGCTTTTTTACCTTGTTGCAAAAAAACATTTTATGAGTTCTTTCCAGTAGGAAGTAACGAATTACACACCCTTAAAGATTTATTAGAAGATAACAAGATAAAGACAAAATCAAGCATTAGAGCAAAGCTATGGAAGTCAAATAGAGCGAGTGAATTATTAGCTTTATACAGATTAATAGCAACACCAGAAGAACACCAAAAACTTAACCAGTCTTATGTAGAGCAAACTACAAAAGTAGTTGAGCCAACTAAGTATATTATTGTAAATGATTCGGATACTACCACATCAAGCTAAATTCTTAAAGAGCAACGCGGTACATACTGGATTAGTTGCTGGTTTTGGTAGTGGTAAGAGCATAGCGGCCACAATTAAGACTATTGAAAAGAAAAAGCAGTATCCGAACATCTCGGTAGCTTATTATCTACCCACTTACTCCCTAATAAAAGACATAGCCTTTCCCAACTTTGAGAAGTACCTGCAAATGATGGGTATCACTTACGACCTTAATAAAAGCGATAAGGAGTTCAATACCGAATATGGTAAGATAATAATGAGGTCAATAGATAGTCCGGAGTACATAATTGGGTACGAGGTAGGGTATAGCTTAATAGACGAAGCAGATATTCCGCCTAAAGACAAGATGCGTCAAGTGCTGGTCAATGTAGTGGCAAGGAATAGAAAGAAGCTACCTAATGGAGAGCATAACTCACTTGACTTTGTAAGCACTCCAGAGGGGTTTAGATTTATGTACGATTTTTTCGTTAAAAATAAGGATGAAAACAGAGTATTGATTAAAGCGAGAACAATGGACAACCCATACCTACCAAGTGCATACATTGAAACCTTAAAAGGCATATATTCAGCTACGGAATTAGAGGCTTATTTGAATGGCGAGTTTGTAAACATAACAAGCGGAAATGTTTACTATGCTTTTGATAGGGTAAATAACCATGCGGATAGGGAGGTAGAAGATAGCGACATCCTTCACGTTGGTATGGACTTTAACATTAATCAAATGTGCGCCATTGTAAACGTAATAGATAACGGAATAGCAACTGCGGTAGCTGAATATATCAATTACTATAACACAGATGCAGTAGCAAGTAAGATAAAGCAAGACTTTCCGAATAACCGAGTAATAGTATATCCAGATGCAAGTGGGAAGAATAGAAAAACCAGCGCAGCGGAAACTGATATTAATATACTCAAGAAATACAACTTTGGGATCAAGGCACTAACAAGCAATCCATTTGTCCGAGATAGAATTAACACGATGAATAAGGTTTTTGAAAATCAGACGGTGTTTATAAATACATATAAATGCCCTATTTTTACAGAGCATTTAGAGACGATAGGATATAAGAATGATGAGCCAGACAAAAGCATAAACCACAGTACGGATGCGATGGGGTATTTTGTTTGGTATAATTACGGAAAGGCTAAACCGAAAGTGTATCTATGATTGAGTTAGAGGTGCAGATATTAGAACTAATTGAAAAGCTAAATAACTGCCCTAATTTAAGGGATGAAAATAAGTTGTATAAATTACTGGCAAAGATAGAAAATGAACGAATACAGAATAACGGCAAACGGCAAAGAGAAGAAAATAGTTAAGCTACCATCTGGCAGACACGAGGTAACACTTGAGCAATGGAATAACGCCTACAAGTATGTAGAGTTAGCAGTAGAGGCTAATAGACTATTTGAAGAGGGCAAACTTGAAGAAAGCCAAGCAAAGGTAATAGAGTCCATGTGCGGAACTATTGCAGCGTTAGGGGTAGGAATTACCTTCGATGAGTTAATGAGTGTAAATTATAACAAAATCAACAACTTGTTTCTCATTCAGTTTGGCTGGTTAAGTGAAGAAAAGCCAAAGCGCAACTTTAAAATCAAAGGCAAGAAGTTTAGCGTGCCTAAATTTGAGCAGGGTACTTGTGGTGACTTTATGGATGTAATGAGTTTACTTGCTATGCACGAAGAGTACAACGATGCAGAAAAGGGATTGCTTATTGCTGCTGTTTATATGCGCAATGGCGAATACTATCAAGACCTTGAAGAAATTAACCAGCGCATTGAGTTTTTGAAGAAGTACGGAAGGATGGATTTATTTTACTCGTGCGCTTTTTTTTTGTTGAGTTCGTTGAGGAGTTACAAAATAGACATCCAGCGACATTCGGCAGTAGTAGAGGAAATGGTAAAACTAACAAGTACCTTAGTCAGCTGGGGTACTATCCTTTATTCGCAAGTGTCGCAGAAGCTGGAGTCTTTTCGTACAATGTAGCTTGGTGGAAGTTCTGGCGAAAGGATTTAAACAGATTCGACCAAGTGTTGAACACGAGATTAGATGAGGTTATGGCTTTTATAGAATATAAGAGTGCATCGGCTCAATAATTAAAAAATTTGTAATTTAGAATAGTTAAATTTACCGAGATATGAACTTGTTGGAGTTAAGGAATAGAATAAGAGATAAAGCCATAGATAATGGCTTAACTTATACAGAGATAGAAACACTTTTTGACGTCAACTTATTGTTAGAGCAGACGATGCCTTGCCTTATGTGGCGTTATAGTGGCGAAACCAATAACTTTGACGAAGTAGGGACAGAGATGAGCCTAAATGTCTACTTGATTACCACGTTTCCCGATAGCGTACGAGTAGAAACAGACACCTACCAACGCGATTACATAGTAACCCAACAAAATGCGCTTAGAACGTACTTTTACGACTGGTTACAAGCTATGCCGTTTGAGAGTGGGGACGATTATTTAGAGATAATCAGCACAGAGGAAATTCCAATAGCTGAAAGGTTAGGGATTAATGAGTTTTTAACTGTTGACTTTAGGGTTAATATTTCCATTAAGCGTGATTTCTGTGTAGACCCAGAGCAAATAGCACCAACACCAAGTCAAGTGCAAGTCTATTTTAACGATGTGTTGAGATATACACAAGCGTGTAACGTGGATTTAGAACTTATCTTAAAGAATCAAGATGGAGATTTAATCAACGATGCTACATTTACTGGTTATGAGATAGTAGTAACGCAGGGCGGTGGTCAAGTTACCATTAATATCAATGGTGTTTTATGGGATGTTATAGATGCGGGAGAAACCGAGAATATTATTGTAAGGCAACAACACACATCTACTCAAGTAGGAAGTAAGCAAGGACAATATTACCGCATAGCAGATAGCGTAGTGACTTTAGAGGATGCGTTAGGGGCAACATTAAGCACAACGAATGTACCAGCAGAAGATAGTGTTACAATAGTAGCACCAAGTGCAAGAGTAAGTAATAGTGATGATAGCTACGATGTTAACGTGGTAAGTGGTGGAGATTTAGAACTACCCGATGAAAACATTACCTTAAATAGTGGCGCATTTTTAACGAAGCCAAGCGTAAAAGACCAAGACATTGAACTTGTTGATACAAGTGATGCACCTATTACTCCCGATAGCGTAGTAGGAAATAAGATAGTAGTTGACACATCAGCTGGATGTTCTACTCTTGGTGCAATGCCTTTACAAACTGGTGCAACAACAAGCTATGCTACTGGGGATGATGGAGATTTGCAGCGTGGCAGATTAGTAAATTATACTACATTGCCTTACAACAACGGATTTGGTACTACTGATAGATTCACTGATGAGTTAGGCACTCAAACATTTGCTAAAGATATAATAATTGACTGGTCAACTTGGGGTGGAGATACAGATGTTTTGGGCTTTATTTTTACACCAAGAAGTGATTCGCATAACACTGGAAAAAACTGGACAGATTGGATGAGTGGACAACCATATACCACAGACGGATTTAGTGATTGGTATGTAGTAAATCCTAATGAAGTTCTTCACTTATACGATATAACAACCTCAAATGGATTAACTAATTCTCCATTTAATATTCCAACAACGGGTACTGGTATTTTCTGGACATCCTATTCTCCAAATGGAACACAAGCGTGGTATAATAACAGAAATTCTAAATTTTTTCGTACTACTGGTATTACTACTATTTTCAACTCAATGTTTGTAAGAACATTTACTTGGAATGGTAGTTCATTAACTTAAAATAAAAATATGGCAAAGTATAAATTTGAACAATTTAAATTAGAAATAGACAATCCAACTATCTCGGCTAATAAAGATAGCATCCATTTACAAGTGAATAAGAACACTATTAGCGTGGATGTAACAATGGAAGTTAATGGTGCTAAATTTGGAGTGCATTTAACCGACATTAAGGTTACCAATTTAAACTATGAGGGGTATGACAACTTAATGGATAAAGTGCTTAACCGACTAAAGGATTTTGAAGTATGAGCCAACTGGGGGACTTTTTAAAAAAAGCCATTGAAGAAGAAATGGAACTTAACAAGCGTTTAGCAAGTGGCGAGTCAGTTGCAACGCTTAGAGAAGAAATAAAAGACGGTCATTTACTTATTTATGGTGTAGATTATTGGGATGAGATAAACAACGGAGTACCTGCTGGTACTTTAGTGGATATAGAAGATTTGAGAAGTTGGGTAAATGCAAAGAGTCAAAGATATGGCGGTACATTTCCGCCTATAACGGCAATACAGAGAAGAATATACGCCAAAGGAAGTAGCACACCTAAAGAGAATTTAGACATTATTCCAAAGGTGTTAAAAAAGAACCAAGCAGAGATAACAAGACAAGCGGAAAAATACGTTACAAACTTTTTAAAATTAAGATAAAATGAGCATAGCAAGTATTAAGGCAAAGATAGCAGAACTTGAAGTTGATGCAGTAAACTACGAGGCTGCGGTGGCTCAAGAAACTGCGATAACTGGACAAACAAGCGGAACGATTACAATAAATGAAGAAACATTCACAACGGATGGCGCAGAGTTTATTGATGTACGAGATGAAAAGATAACTGCACTGCAAAGCACTCAAGCATCTTTGATTACGAGTATGGACACGCTATGCGATGAGATTATTGTTTTATTAGCAGCACTATAATTATGGCGATAGCATTAACAACACAACCAACGACAGACGGATTATACTCGGCTTACTTACCAGTTAAGTTCGTAGCGACTGAAACTACTAACGACCCTGCGTATTTAGAGTTTGAATTAAAGACACAAGCAGGTGCATCTATTCCTAACGTACCGAAGTATAGAGCATTGAACGTAAATAATACATTCACATTTGATGCCTCTAACTATCTTAAGTCCATTCTAAACGTATTTACCACTCAAGGGTATAGCACAACTGCGATAGAACATTTAGATGACTTATACGGCAAATATGAGGTCGAAGTAACTGACCCTATTAACGGAGTAACGGCATTGACATCAAATGAGTTTTATGCTTTTGCTAATATTGATGGATTAAGATACTCAAACGACCAGACTGCAAACGATGGCATCAATAGAAAAGGAATGCTTTACGGCTCGGAGTTGAGCGGAATTAATTTTTCTTATAAATATCAAGGCGAATATGATAGGTGCGTAATATTTGTACCAAGTTCTGCATCGTTTGATGTACTAAGAATAACTACATACAATGCTACAAAACCAAATGGCAAAACGCCAGTAAAGCAATATGCGTACATAGACGTGGCAAGTTGGCAAGGCAGGTTAATTAGCGTACCATTAAATAGAACTTTTCTAAATGCGAATTGCCAATTAGTTTTTACGCCTTATCCGCCACAGCCTTTTTCCACAACTTATAAAGGTTTTAGAGTTCAACACAACTCGCTTGGAAGAATGTACTACTATGTGGAAGACAGATGTAAAGTAAACGAGTTTATGTTTATTAACCGATACGGAGTTAAAGAGAATATCAAGTTTGAAACCTACGATTATGAAAGCGTTAAGACATCAAGTGAAAGTTATTTGGTGGGTAATTACACTCATACTGGTAACACTAATTATTTTAATACATCAGCTAACAACGTAAAAGTAAATCAGTCAATCGTTGAGGACTATCAAGTGCGTGGCAACTTTTTTACAAGCAGACATAAGGGCGAATTGCAAGATTTTGTGAGCAGTCCGTTACAATGGGTAGTGGATAATGGAGAGTTAAAACCTATAAACGTGTTAGACGGAAGCTTTAAACTTGTTGAGAAGTCACGAGGCATTGATTTCAATTTCAAATACAGATACGCACAAACAAAACCAAGTTTTAAATGATAACGTACAACGGAATAGAACTTGACTACAAAGAAGATGCGCTGAGCGGTTTAGTTATTAAGGGCGGTTTAACAAAGATTGAAAACCTAACCGATAGAACTGGAACGGCAAGCACTCAATTTACACTACCGAGAACGGCTAACAACGAATTGGCATTTGGTAATATCACGACAGAGGGCGCACAAACGCAAACAAGCGGAGAAGCTTACATTACTCTTGAGGGCAATATCTTTAGCAAAGGGGTACTATACGTTACTGGCTACGATAACGACAATTTCAAGTGCTTGTTTATGGGGCAGGATAATGACTTGATTAAGACATTTAAAAACACTCCGTTTCGTGAAACATTTAATGCAGGTTTCCAACTTACCTACACAGATGCAAATATTAGAACGGCTTTACAAAGCACAGTATCCGCAACTTTAGGAGAAGATATTCAGTATCATTTTGGGCATCCTCAATTAGATATATTAGAGGCAGACGGGGAGTTTAAATTTTTAAATATTGCGCCGTATTTTAGCGTAAAATATTTATTGCATAAGATGTTTAAAGACCAAGGAGTAGATTTAGTGTCTAACTTTTTAGATTCCGATTATGGGGAATCTTTAGATTGGAGTAATTTTAACGGAACGCATTTAAGTAGTAACACGTACGAAAGCGGAAGTAACAGTTTAACTGCATCAACTCCGATTGATATAGATTTAGGTACTGCATTGGGCAATAATAATTCCATAAGCGTAGGCACTTATTCGGATTATACTTTAGACAACGATTGCACTACGTTAAGACTACAAGGTGTTTTAGACTACACGCCAAGTGATGAGATTGAAAGCGTACAAGTTTATGTAATTATGTTTAGACCTACTGCGATTGGGTTATATTCCACATTGGGAGCTTACAACGATAACGGATTATTGTTTGAGGGTAAAAACAATTTCGATTTAACAATTAATCGTAATTTTTTAGCTAATGACTATATTTTAATTAAGGCAGAAACGAAGTTAAAGAGTGGGTATTCTTTCCCTATTAGTGGTGGTAGTATTGCCGTTGATTATATGCGAATTAGCCACGATGGAATAACACAAAGCGATGCGTTATGTTGGGCAGATTATGCAGGTAATGGTAACCAATACGAGTTTCTTAAAAAGTTTTTAATTCAATTTAACTGCGTGTTAGCAGTTGAGGGCGATAAGGCTTATATTGAGTTGCAAGATGAGGGGACAGAGCCAGTAGGTACAAGTCCAGCATCATTGCCAAGCATAGCAGTAGAGCAGTTTAACTTAGACGATATAGTGTTAGATGAAACGGTAACGGATATAGAATATTTACAAGGCGATTTAGTCCATTTAAACCAAGCAATAGACAACAACGAATACGTTGAGGAAACCGAGTTTTTACCATATCAAAAGGTAGGTAGTTATTTATATGAGTTAAATTCCTTTAGCAATAGTTTAGTTGAAATTTACGAGGGTGGTTTTAATACCTTATTTGATTACATAGATTATTCAAGTGTAGACTTTACGCTTTCGGGTTTAACTTATTCTACTACTTGGGATGGTTACATTTCTTCAAGATTTGGTTATTTTAGCGAGGTGTACGATGAGCAATATGCTGCGGTAGATTACATCAATATTGACACATCAACGACAAGCGTAACACCTTTAATAAATTGGAGTAGACCAGTATGGTATTCGAGAACTTGGAAGACTTTATTTATTAACACCCTAAACCAAAAGAAGAATAACAAGATAATAGAGGTAACATTTAAAGATGATTTAGGTACAATCGTAAGCAATAGACGAGAGTACATTTACAAAGACCAAGTTTACAAGATTGTAGAGTGGTCGTATGATATTATAAAACGATTAGTGAAAGCTAAATTAATTATGAAGTAATGGCAGAAAAAGTAATAATAGACATAGAGTTAAAAGGATTGGGCGATGCTAAAAAGGGTTTGGATGATTTGACTAAACAACAAATCGCACAACGTGATGAAATTAAGCAAACGACTGCCGAAATCAAGGAGTATGAAAAGGAGTTAGCAGCACTCCGTAAAGAGCAAGAGGCTGGAGGTCAGTTAACGGATGAGCAGATAGCAAGAGAGCAAGAGTTAGCGGCGAACATCCAAACAAGTAAAGTAGAGTTAGCAAGTCAAAAGGACGAGTTAAGCAAAGTAAATGCAGAGCGTAGAGCAGCAGTTAAAGAGGTAGACCAATATAACACCGCATTGAATGCAGAACTTGGCAGTAACGAGCAATTAAAGGCACAATTAGGCATCTTAACAAAGGAGTATAATTCGTTAAGTGCTGAGCAAAGAGAAAACACCGATAAAGGTCAACAACTTACTACGCAAATAAAGGACATCACAGACAAGCTAAAAGAGAACGAGAGCGCAGTAGGGGATAACCGAAGAAACGTAGGTAACTATTCGCAGTCTATTCAAGATGCTTTAGGCAACGTGACAATATTCGGAACTAACCTTGGTGGTCTTACAAAGAGTTTTCAGCAAACTAAAGAAGCCACGTTAGCGCATATTGAGGCGTTAGTGGTTACAGAGGGCGTACAAAAGGCGCACACCGCAGCGACTAACTCACAAACGGCAGCGCAGAAAGCGTTGAACGTAGCGACAATAGCTGGAAAGGTGGCAATGAACGTGTTTAAACTCGCATTGATTGCTACTGGTATAGGTGCATTCGTGGTAGTGGTGGGTAGTTTAGTAGCTTATTTCAAAAGTACGGAAGAGGGTGCGATGAGGCTCAAAGTAGTTATGGCTGCATTGGGTAGTATAACGGCTAACATCACGAGTAAATTTGCTGATTTAGGTAAGATTATTTTTGATGCGTTCAACAACATTAAAGAGTTAAACATTCAAGATG